TTTTCAATCCAACGTATAGATAACTGACCAGACGTTGTAATTGCTGTAGCGACCAAGAGATCAAAATACCTAAAGTAACTATTACCAATTGCACCGTAAGCGGAATTAAGAGAAATCTTCTTCGCCATTTGGATGTTCTCGTAGCGAGATATACGTTTGAGGATTGCGGGGTCACCAGTGTCTTCAAACTCTTGTTTAGCTTCAAGAAGAAGTTTTTTATATTTGACACGATCATTATATACTTTCTCCATTATCTCCGGCAAAAACCCTTTTATGTCTCTACGGAACAATGCACCATTCGGAGTCATGCAATAGTCTTTATTACTTTTGACTTTACCATCAAGGATTTTATCTACCATCCCATCTATAATTTTGGCCCCACCATTCACCAGCGTTTCTGGAGAGATATTATATTGCATAATCAAATGAGGATACAAAGAGTTCAAGTCAAATGACATGACCCACTTATGCATACCCACTATCGGGTCTTTCACATATGCACCCTCAAATTGAGTAGCCTTTTCTTGTTTCTTCTTCTGTGGAATAACAATGTTCTTTTCTTTCAGATAATTGTATATCAGAACATCCCAATATCGAACAGTTCCCAAAACATCTGTATAGTTTACTTTTGCATCATAGGCCATAGTGAGACAAAGTTCAATCAACCTCATCTTATCTTCAAGCTTGTCAACAATCTCAACGTCCTGTATATTATACTCAATGAATGATTGATAGTCCTGCTGATACCAATCACGAAAAGTCTCATATGGATTACCAGCCTTCTTCTCACCTAACTCAACAAATGCAATATGGTCTAAGCGATACGATTCTTGAGCAGTGTATGTAAACTTACGATACAAATCAAAATAGTCAAGTGCAGCCACACCCTGTATTGCATATACTTGATGACTTCGCCCCATCTTGTAAATATCTTTAGAAAAGACTACACCCCAAGGTGACAACCGTTTAAGTTCTTCCTCTCCAAACAATTTAGAGATACGATTGCAGAGGTAAGGAATATCAAAGAACTCTGTATTCCAGCCAGTGATAACGTCAGGCTGATGTCTTTCCCAGAAAACTAGAAACTCTTTTAGAAGATGCGTCTCACTTTCACATTGAACATAAGTAACATCATCACGGTCAGTTTTAAAATCGTGAAGTCCAAAGACCACAATCTTTTTATTCTGATGATTTTTGACTGTGATTGATAGTAAGGGCTCCTCTGCTTTACGAACAGCGGGAAAACCATTCTCACATTCAACTTCTATATCGATAGTGACAATCAGTATTTTCTCTAGGTCCCAATCAACTTGACCTTTGTACTTGTCAGAGATATAGTTATAGGAATACTGTGTATTACCATACACAAGTTCAGGCTGACTTCCATAAGACTCAACCCAATCCTTAGCTTCTCTAATAGTGTCAAATTGATGAGGTAAAACTGGAATGCCGTCTAAGGTCTTATATCCAGTTTCTTGATTGACAGGTGAGAATAAAGTAGGCCGATATCTAACTTTGAAATTTTGTCGATCACCATTTACAACAGCACGAACATAAAGATCGTTCCCGCGTTGAAGTACATTCGTATAAAAGTTCATATGTTGAATATAACAGATTGTTTTTTAAATGTCAATACTAAAATCAAACTTCTTTCTTTTTACCAATATTATATTTTGTACAAAGTTCCCACTCATTTTTCTCACGAAAGCTCAAAACCTTGATTTGACTCAACGGAGCACATTCTCCTAGTTCACCTTTTACGACAATCAATCCCCAATCTTTAAGTAGATTGGCAATTGTATTCCTACGTGCGATATCATTTTCACTTAGGTTTGTTTGCTTACCATCTAGTGCAAATAGTTCTTTGAAATGTGTGATGTAGTAACGACCTTGCTTATGAAGGATGTGGCATGATTGGTATAACTTTCTTTCTTTACGTGAAGCTACACCCATTCGACTAAGTGTCTCTCTTACTTTAAGGAAATCATCTGGTTCATTCAAACCAACCTCTAACATGTTTTCCTGTGACCATTCAACTTGTTCCATTTTTTCCACCTTTATTCAATCTTCTTTTTATGGTGGCGATTTGTTCATCATTAAGTATTGAAAGAGCTACTTTTGCTTTCTCGTTATTATATCCATAAAACTCTTTAACATACTCTAGATTATCTAACTTATCCGCCTTCACCCAAGGAGTAAACCGTTTCCTTGAACGTATACTATTTATCAAAAAATCAAATTGAAGTTTTTTGTCGAGGTGTGGATGTTGATTGATTTCGTTTACTAACATAATAGTATCTTGGAATCCAGCAAGACACTTATTGACTATGAATGGTGGATATTTCTTTTCCCACTGCTCATCTTCAGTATCCATAAGATGCTCTTTGGTATGGTTTATTGAATTTAGATAGTCTTTCAACTCATACATCGTAAGCTTCTTCCCAAGTCATCATTTCAGCCTCTGACTGCTCATCTCGATTTGCTTGTTCCAATAACATCAAATCTTTTCTTAAAGAGTCAGACTCGATATTCCATATATTTTCTATTCTAGGATTATCTATAATACAAAATAAATAAGCAATCTCTTCAGCTTGTTCACCTATTAAATCTTTAACATTCTGTCTATTTTCTACTAAACCACCCTCTGGCATAAAATATACAGTGCCATAAACGGAATGAAATAAACCAGCATCCTGCAAGTATTGCGGAGCTCCCATCTCTTTTAATTTCTCGCTGGTCCCTATCAAATGGTCTAGTAAACTTCCATTTTTATGTTTAACTTTATCGGAGCCTATACTTTTTAAAAAATTAATTTTCTTTGTAAAAGTCAAGTCTATCACGATTTGCACCTTTCACATTACATTTAAACACTACGACAGTTCTAAGTTCGTAACACTCTCTAGAGACTGTCATAGCTTTGTGTTCTAAATAAGCATCAAACACAACCAGCCTGTTACCCTTATATGGAACTAGCTGCCCATCAATTAAAGTTCCACCGCCCCATCTATCCTGCCAGTCAATCCTTGGATAATAGAGCATCGTAAAGTCTCCATCATCAGTATGAAGATGTGGCTCTAGTCCATGAGTATGAGCATTACAGTAAATCCTAACGTAATCATCAACAAAATATTTTGTTTCAAAATTAAGTTTTGTTTTGAACATATTGAACATTTCATCAGCCCAATCATATCCAGCTGAAGAACATTCTTCTTTGTCATGACCACATAAAATGTGCCAGTGTTTATTTACTTCTTTTTTGTTTGAATAATAATCATATTTCCAATGAATTTGTTTCACATTGTCATCTAGTATGATAGCATTATGTTCCTCAAAAACATCATCATATACATCTATAACTTTACTCATCTATTAAACTCCACCATCCTGTAACAATAAATTTTTCTTTTGTGTGGCTTATTTGTCCTTTATGTGTGTGAGTAAATCCAGCAGGCCAAATCACAGTTGAACCTTTTTTAGCAGGAGTGGTTATGTTTTGATATTTAAACATTGTGCCTCCGTCGGGCACATCATTTAAATATGTCATAAAAACTAATATTCTTCTTATAGATGCTAGTGAAGCAGATTCAAAATGCCAGGTTTTAAATCCGCCCCCAATAGGATAATGCTGAATATTGTAGTCTTCAACTATTTTAAATCTTGAATAATTATTTGCATCAATATATATTTTTATATACTTATCTAAACTTTCTTGTAAATGTTTTCTATATTCATCCATAGGATAATAAAGATGTTGTGCACTAATGAGTAAATCATTTGAATCTTTTACATTTACATCTTCATTAATTTCATCTGTTGATTTCGCTGACAAACCTTTTATTGCATATTTTTTATGTTGATTATAAAAATCAATTATATCATCACACAAAACTTCTTCAGCTTGATAAAATCCTATAAAATTATTATCATTCATTTAAATTTTGCCCGTGCCATAATCTCTGTCAAGCAAGCTAAAAGATTTATTTCTTGGTCAGCTGAAAAGGCCGCCTTATATTGATAATCTGCCAAGGTAACAACAACATGAGGGATAGAGGCAGGAGAAATAAAATCATATAGGTTATCGTATATGCTACGAAAAAGACGAACATGATCCATATCAAGATTATTGACAACCCACTTTCTAACATTTGTAAATTCCTTTTCTTTCATGAACCTCATGAGCTCTTTTATATTTATTTCAGCCATATCAATAAGGATACCAGCATCGATACGACCAGAAACAGAATATCTTTGCAACTCATTTAGTACTCGCCTCCAATCTGGAAAGTGAGTTTGAATTACCTCTGCAATAACTTTCTTTTCATACTCTATGTTTTCATTTTCAAGAATACTACATACGCGTTCCATAAACTTAGATGCAAGTTTTTGTTTTTCTGATTTTGGAACTGTAAAATCAATGACACTGCAACGAGAATGGAGTGGCTCAATCAAACGATTTTTATAATTACAAGTCAATAAAAACCCACAGTTTTTGTGGAACTCTTCCATAAAACCGCGAAGGGCAGGCTGCGTACTTTGAGCATTTAAATAATCGCTCTCATCCAATATCAAATATTTACGACCGCCCTCAAGAGAAACGGTAGAGGCAAAGTTCTTAATCTTTGTCCGCAAAACGTCAATGCCACTTTCTTCAGAGCCATTGATAAGCATATGTGTTGCACCAATTTCATCCAAGACAGCCTTGGCAATGGTGGTCTTACCAACGCCAGGGCCGCCTGACAAGATTAGGTTTGGGACACTACCCTGCTCGACAAACTCTTTAAAAGTTTGTTTAAGATTATCAGGCAGAATGCAATCATCAACAGTTTTAGGACGCCACTGCTCAGTCCATAAAAATGTATCCATAATTAATTACCATAGGATGATTCTGGTTCCAACGCAATCCAATATTCAATTGGTAATTTTTGATTTTTGAAATAACTAATCCTCTTAGATGATACTTCAACATCATAACTACCTGGCAACAACTTTAAGTTCTCTACTTTGAACCAGAACTTATAGCTAACATCATCCTCTGCTTTAATGTCAAGAGAAGTAGAATAAGAGTTAGCAGTATCATTCTTTTTGTCTGTCACTCTTAACTCATCATCCTCAAGCACCATATCTGGAGCACCGATAACTGCTGCAGCCTTTTGCACCTCTGAAAGAAAATCACTATTCATAGGGAATGAGACTTCAGCTGTAGGCATAGTAGGAAGTTTAGATGGGGTTGTTACTACTGATGCTTCACTATACCAGTATTTCAAACTTCTATTACTAGAACCAGCTTCAGTCATAACTACAAAATCCCCCTCAAATTCTAAATCTGGATTTGTAAATAGTGACATTGCAGAGAGAAATTCATTAAGATCATAAATTGCAAATTCTACAGGGAAGGTTTCTTCAACTTCTGCCCTAGACACGATGTTTTTCATAGCAGATACTGTAAGGATTTCACTTCCCTCTTTAATCACCAAGTTCTGATTAATTGTTGAGAAGTTTTTCAGTATCGATACTGTTTGTTCACTTAGTTTCATTATCAAGATTCTCCATATCATTAATGTATAGGGCGATGATTCCATAGTGAATCACCTTCAGCAAATCATTACGATTTTTGCCATTCTTCTTTCCATATCGTTGTGCATACTTCATGATGTTACCGATACAGAAACCTTCACCATGACCACCATCTATAATGAACTCTGTGGCTTGAAACTTGTTCTTACTATAGTGTTCATCATAGGTGGAGTCGATATACTCTTTCAGTTCTGAAAGAATATTTCCTTCATCATATTTGTACATATTATCCATCATATAGAAAAGGGGGAACTTTGTCAAGTTCCCCCCTGTATTTTTTACAATTATTTTACCTCAATAAGTCGAGGCTTCTTCTCCTCTGGAATGACACGCTCCAAATCAATTGTGAGCATACCATTCTCTAGAGAAGCACCGTTGACTACAATGTCGTCAGCCAGTGTGAACTTACGATCAAACCTTCTGAAAGAGATGCCACGATATACCGAGTCATCTGTATCTTTCTTCCCATCTGATCGAACCGAAAGAGTATTTTCGGCAACCTCTACTTCGATATCATCTTTACCGAAGCCCGCCAGCGCCA